GTATACGGATCTACCAGTAACTCAATGCCGCCCCATTGTCCCAGGAAGTAGTCCGCCCAGTTACCGAATACGATACCAAACTCATCAGCTGTATCTCCTAATTCTTTCGGCAGATTATTCGTACGCAATGCGCGATAACCGTTCAGTTGTCCGTCCCCATTGCCGGCAAAGATAAATCCGCCTGCGCCAGAAGCGTCCTTCACTTTGGTTTTAGCTTTTCCCACAAGTGACGGGTGCAGAACATAAGACAGGTTGCCAAATAATGCATTCTGAGTGTCCGCATTTGTTTCCATAGCTACAATCTGCGCCCATGTCATGTCTCCCTTAATATCTTCGTTAAGGGTATGGAACATACCGTCCGGTGTGTTAGCAACGTTCTTGTTTTTACTGAACGCAGTCTGTTCTATCTTTTGTGCAATAGCTACAGCGATAGCTTGACGAATATAGGCCTCTACGGAAGTATTCTCCTGGACGAGCAACTGCTTTGATATATCTACGTACGCCGTCAAACGTATCGGTTTGAACGTATCCCCTTTATCGAATTCACCTGCACCATCCTTGGCCGGAGCGTTTTCGCCTTCCCAAAAGACATTTGCACCGGAGAACTCGGGCCAGTAGATGTTACCTTGCAATCCTGTCATAAAACGAGCACCAGCACGGGCTAGCACAAGTGAAGATTGCAGCGGCAGCAGCATTTCTTGTTGATCTTCATCAATAACTACGCCTGTAGCCGCTTCGGTAGCCGCAGTAAATGCCGCACGTTTTTCTAGGTTCATCGGCACAACAATACTTCGTTTGCCTGCTTGCTGGGCACCCGACATGTTGTGATATGCGGTAGCCTCTTCAATAATACCCGCATCTGCGTCATTCTGTCCGGACCCATCTACCAAGTTAGCGATGGCACGACGAAGAGAGAAGTTACCGCTACCGGCAGTTACCGTTCTTACAGGGCGTTTACTACGATTTTCCTCCTCTCTCTCTTCGATTTCAAGGTTGATTTCAGCCATGCGAGCTTGATTGGTGCCTAACTCTTCATTTTCTTCTTGGGAAAACTGACGTTTTTCACCTTTTGCTTTCCCGATGATTTCTTTCGAACGAATAGATAGTTGCCTCTTCTCATCCTTCAAATCTGTGATACTCTTTTCTTTAGCCATAAAATAATAAATTAAATGTTTAATGAATTTTCGATATTTTGATAGTAGGACTCAGGGATATCCTGTTCCTTTTTTCGCAATTCCTCTTCTGCTAATTCTTTGCCGCGCATATAAACCGAAGTTTTACTGTATGCGCCATTATAGACCGGAGCAATGTCATAGAGATTATCTATTTTCTCAATCGATCGTTTCCAACTGCCATTTTTTTGTTTTTCCCATGTATCCTTTTCTACATCGAAGCAGAAAGAACATTCTTCGATTTCTCCACGACGGATATTTTCACGTAACTCGTCACCTAAAGCCGTCTTAGGAGCTTCAAAACGGAACTTCAGCCCCTTATCGTCAACTGAAAGTACCAAAGACCCCTGTCCATTTTTGCATCTTGCAAGAATGCCACGGCTTTGATCGTGATTCAAGAGCGCAAAAACATCACTTTTTGCCAAAACTCCGTCAAGCGCACCGCGTTGGATGACTTCCGTGAAGGATAATCCGTCTGATGGGGTGTCAAAAAGCAATGCGTAACCTTCAATGGTACGTTTTTCCTCATCTTCTCCGGTCACTTGTACCTGGAAGGGAGTATTTCTGATTTCTTTTTTATTGTCCATGATTCAACTTTTTATTTACTAACCACAGAGTTGTCATACAAATCGGGATTATTTTTAGCATTTTCTACTTTTTCTTTCACGGCATTGTCTAATGTCTGCATATTTACTTGTACGAATGCCTTATCTCCACCATCCAAACGAGGATACCCCAACTCTCTTCGTGTTTCGTTCGGTGTGATTCCTGCTACATAGGATAATTCTTTGTAGAATGAGGCTTGCGCGGCTTTATCGGTACGCAATATGGCTGAAGTGTCGAATTCCGCAATAACATTACCCCGTTCCGATTTGAGGAATACTTTTCTGTTAATCTCCTGCTCGATTTTAGTTATGACAGCTAACACAGTGTCCGTCAAATATTGTAGCTGCGTAGCCTCAACAGTTGAATAGCTCGCTTTTGACAAGTCAAATACTTTTATAGGGGAGACTGAGAAGAAACGGCATATATCTATGACATTAAACATACGGCTTTCTATAAACTGGCTGTCTTTGGGACTAATGGATATAGGCTGATACTTCATATTCCCCTCTAAAACAGCTATGCCGTTTGGATGCTGTTTCATCCGCTCATTCCACGTCTCATAAATTTGATCCTTTTGAGTTTTATCCATTCTGTTTCCTTCCACAGTCAGTATGCCAGATAAAGAACCTCCGGAGCTAAAGAATCCGGCCGCATGTTCCTCTGTACTGGTAGCGATATCAATAGTCTGACGGGCGTGCGTTAACGTGGATACTCCGATAATGCCATCGTAGGAGAAGTTAAGTACATGAATCATATCTTTAGGGTCCACCAGTTCCCTGAATCCGACTACCTGATATCGTTTACGCATGATACCGTTCTTATCAGTGATATAAACGATTGTCACTTGGCTGGAAGGAATATAAATCAATTGAAGTACATTTAACTGATAATCCCTTTCGATATAAGCAGCCGTTTCCGGTAAGAAGAACTGAAGACATGAGTGTTTTAAAGAAGACATATCGGGTCATATCTTCATTAGGTTCCATATTCAACAGCATATATGCCGGATGTTGCTTGAATTCCTTCTTAAATCCTTCCTCGTCAATCTGGTAGGTCTTCAGCGGAAGAACTGCTACACTGTCCGATATGAGATCAACACATCTGTAAACCGTAGATAGAAGCATTGGTTTTTTCCGACTGGAAAGGATCGGATGAGCTCCGGTATAGCTCCATGCTGTCAAACGGGATGTTTCCGCTTTAGACGCTTTTCTTATTTCGAAATTCGTAAATGGTATTTTCATATAAAGTACACTTTTGCACCTAACCAAAAAATTGTCATACAAATCAATAGAATTCTCCGTATCGAGGTGAAACGAGATAGATTCCGAGTGCTTCCAGCTTAGCTATAACCCCGTCGATTTTCTTTTCTTCAAATTGCTTGGATGGTTTAGTATTGCCGTTTTTATCTCTCGCCATAACGACATTACGGAAGCAATGACGGTTTATCTGATTGTTGTCTATTACCGCCTTGCCGGACAATAGCAAGCGCTCCAGCTCTTTAGTAGGGCGGTTGAAATTTCCGAGTGCCTGGCTGAATGGTTCCATAGGCAGGCCTTTTTCTTCGGCATTAATAACGAACTGCGTCGCATTCCAGGCATCATACGCTATTTTCTGAATATAAACTATATCTCGAACCCGCATAAGATCGTTGAGGATATAATCGTAGTCTGTTACATTTCCCGGAGTAATAGTAATCAATCCCTGTCTGCGCCATTCTCCGTATAAGTCCTTGAATCGTTTTTCCTGTAAAGCCGCTTCCGGTAAGTAGTACAAAGTTTTGAAATAGTATTTATCTGCTGTAGGAAACATAAAATCGGCGCAAGTGAGGTCGCTAGTGCTTGATAAGTCAATGCCGGCATAACAATCCATACCTCGGAATTGCTCAAATTCAAGACTTGCGGAAGTCTGTAAAATATAGTGATCCGGAATCCAAACAGTTTCAGAATCACACCAAATATTGAAGTTCTTTGTTTTAATGCCGACTTCTTCGGATGGTGCATTAATTGCGGACTGTACTTGAGTCTGCAAATATTGCGGTTTAACCGTAATCCCCAGATTGGGGTTGCTCTTCTGCCAAGTCTCCGGATCTTTCCAATCATCTCCCTCATCAGGAGAAAAGATAGCAGCAAAGAGTGCATCATTTTCTTTTAGCCCAGACAATACTTCCGTACACATTTCACGGTATTGGTAACATGGACCTAATTTATCGAATCCGGCCGTAGTGATAATAACCGCCATTGGGTTATCACGCATACCCTGCGATGACTGTAGTACATCTTTCAACCCAGTATTCTTAGCGGCATGGTATTCGTCTATCAGATACATAGATGCATTAAAACCGTCCAATTTTGAATCGTCTGCTGCAAACACCTGTAACAAAGACAGCATCTTTTCGAACTTCACTTTATCGCGATAGGAAACAAGGTCTTTTCCTTTCGGGTCAATCCCTTTTGCGAATTGAGAACAGAACTTGAAAGCAATTTTAGCCTGTTCTTTAGAGTTGGCTGCAAGATCCACCTCTGCATCCATTTCTCCATCAGCGATTAGATGATACAAAGATAGTCCGGCGGCAAAAGCCGTCTTTCCGTTCTTTCGTGCAATCTCTATGTAGACATACTTCACAAGTCGTTCCCCCGTCTCCTTTATATAGAATCCATAGATAGCTGCTATTACAAATTGCTGCCACGGTTGTAGGATGAACGACTTACCGGCATG